GAATGGCGGCTCCGGCGGTGGGGGTGGCGGCAGCGGCGGGCTTGCAGGAGCCTCTATCGCATCTGACGGCGTAGGATTTGCAGGAGGCAACGGACCCGCCGCCTATCGAACGTCCGGTGGTGGTGGTGGTGCAGGAGGCGTGGGGGCGGCTGGCTCGGTTGGAGGAAACGATAAAGTCGCTGGGCCGGGTGGGCTGGGCATTGCCAGCACAATCACGGGCACATCTGCGTTCTATGCAGGCGGCGGCGGTGGCGGTGCTTACGATACAGCCGAGAATGGTGGCGTTAGAGGGGCGGGCGGGTCTGGTGTTGGCGGTGACGGAGGGATCGAGTCAATTCCTGGAACCGCTGGCGCGACGGGGACAGGCTCCGGCGGCGGAGGAAGCGGAAAGAACGGTGCCGCTATCGGTGGCTCAAACGGTAGCACGGCGATCCAATATGTGAGGTGGAGAAGGTGAAAAACTTCTTCTCTTGGTGGATCGCCGCCTTCGGCACGTCAGACGTGCTGGAAAACCCATCCACCTCAATTCTCGCAGCCCGAGCAGCCGGGCATTGGGCGATCGGGGCCGCGTCGCAGATGTTTTTGATCAGCGCAGGGCTTCCATCGTGGGCAGGGCATACCGCCCTGATCCTGCTCTATGGGGCGTTCGAGCTCTGGCAGCGCCAGCGCGATCCGGCTCGCCATCAGCGCCGCGTCGCGCGCCGCTGGGACATCGTGGTGGATTGGTCATCCGTGCAGCTGGGCGGCCTGTGCGCAGGGCTGAGCGCGGCCGCGGCCGGATGGCCGGTTCTGGGCGCCGTGATCGCGAGCGGCGTTCTCATTCTGGGCTCAGCGGCCCTGATGGCGCGGGGGCGTGCGGATGCCTGAGCCCGACACCGAGATCGATCTGGACGCGCTGCATCAGGCGATCCTTGACGCGATCGCGGCGCAGTTTCCCGCGCTGACCACCGTGGCGGATTATCCCGAAGATCGCGCGCAGCTGATCTCGCCCGCGTGCTTGGTGGAGCTGATCGACCTCGAGCCCACCGGGGAGGATCCCGGCACCGGGCAGCTGGCAGCGCTCGCGCGGTTCTCGGCGCGGATCGTTTTGGGGTTTCGCACACCCAGCGGTGAGCGCGAGGTGCGCAAGCTGGCAGGCGCGCTCGCCGCGTTCGTCCATCAGCAGCGCTGGGGCCTGCCCATCGCGCCGGCCGAGGTGACCGCGATCGAGCCCGATGATTTCGAGCCGCAGCTGGATCGGTTTCTGGTGTGGTCGGTTCAGTGGGCTCAGGTCGTGCATCTGGGCGCGTCTGTCTGGACCAATGATGGCGCGATCCCGCAGGCGCTGTTTTCGTTCACGCCCTATATCGGCGTGCCGAACGAGCCGGCCTATCAGCCGATCGAGGATCCGAGCCTATGAGCTGGGCGCTGGGCGACATCGATCGGCGCATGCAGGGCTTGGTGCGGATCGGCGTTGTGACCGCGGTCGACGCCTCCGCCGCGCGCGCGCGGGTGAGCCTGGGCGGCGAGGCTGTGTCCGCATGGCTTCCGTGGCTTGCCGAGCGGGCGGCGACCATCAGCGTCTGGGCGCCGGTGTCGGTTGGCGAGCAGGTGCTGGTGCTGGCGCCGGGCGGCGACACCGCGCAGGGCGTAATCGTCGGCTCGCTGTTCAGCGCCGCGCGCGCTGCGCCCTCGACGGACGCGGCCGAGCATCGCCTCCAGCTGGGCGATGCCTCGATCTCAGTCCGCGATGGCGCGATCGAGATCTCCGCCGGCGGCACGGTCGTGACCATCGGCGGCGGCGGCATGGGCGTCAACGCGACCGTGGCTGTCAGCGGTGGCAATGTCACGACGACAGGCAATGTCGCCGCGAGCGGCAACGTCACGGCGACCGGCGCTGTCGCCGCGGGCGGGATATCGCTCGGCTCGCACACCCATCAGGCGCCTTCGGGCGGTGGAACGACGACGCCGCCCAACCAGACCTGAGCGGGAAATCCGCCAGAGGATGCGGGCGTCGCGCGCAGCCATGATCGCGGCATGAACGGCACCAACCCCATCACCGGAAAGCCAGTCTCTGGCATCGCGCACCTTCGCCAGTCGGTGCGCGACATCCTGACGACTCCGATCGGCACGCGGGTGATGCGGCGCGACTATGGCTCGCGCCTCTATCAGCTGGTGGATGCGCCGATGAATTCGGCGACCATGCTGGCAATCTTCGCCGCGACGGCCGAAGCGCTGGCGCGCTGGGAGCCGCGGATCGTGGTGCAGCAAGTCACCGCGACCGAGGCGGCGCCTGGCCATGTCGTGCTGGCGATTTCCGGGCTCTACCTGCCCGATGGCGAGCTGGTAACTGTGGACGGGATAGAGGTTCTCTGATGGCCGGTGCTTTCACTGCAGTCGATCTCTCGCAGCTTCCTGCGCCCGATGTGATCGCTGAGATCTCCTTCGAGGACATCCTCGCCTCAGCGCTTGCGGATCTTGCGTCGCGCGCGCCCGAGTTCGATGCGCTGGTCGAAAGCGACCCGACCATGAAGGCGCTGCAGGTCGCCAGCTATGTCGCGCTGCTGACGCGCCAGCGGATCAACGAGGCGGCGCGCGCCGTCATGCTGGCCTACGCCGCCGGCGCGGATCTTGATCAGATCGGCGCGAATTTCTCTGTCGCTCGGCTCACCCTCGATCCTGGCGACGCGGCGGCGGTGCCGCCTGTTCCTGCCATCTATGAGAGCGACACCGATTTGCGCCGGCGCGTGCAGCTGAGCCCGGAGGCCTATACGGTCGCGGGGTCGGCGGCATCCTATGTGTTCCACGCGCTGGGCGCAGACCCTGAGGTTCGAGACGCTGAAGCGGTCAGCCCGGCGCCGGGCGTGGTGACGATCTATGTCCTCTCGCGCGTGGGCTCGGGCGCGGCGAGCGTCGATTTGATCGACGCTGTCGCCGCGGTGCTCTCTGCCGACACCGTGCGGCCGATGACCGACTCCGTTGTGGTCCAATCCGCCAGCGTGACCGAATACCAGATCACGGCTGCGCTGACCGTCTATCCGGGCCCGGACGCGGAGATCATCCGCGCCACCTCGCAAGCGGCGGCATTGGCCTATGCCGCTGCGCAGCATCGGCTCGGCTATGACGTGACCCTGTCTGGCATCTACGCCGCGCTGCATCAGGCGGGCGTGCAAAACGTCGCGCTCGCGAGCCCGGTTGCGGGCATCGTCATGGGCGATGGAGAGGCCGCATTTTGCACCGCGGTCACAGTGACGATCGGGGGCGTGGATGTCTGATTTGCTTCCTTCCAATGCCACGGAGCAGGAGCGCGCGGTCGCCGAGGTCATGAGCTTGATCGGCTCGCCCGATCCGCTGGTTCGCGAGGTTTGGAGCCCGGAGCTCTGCCCGAGAAACGTGCTCCCGTGGCTGGCCTGGAGCCTGTCGGTCGATCAGTGGGACCCCGATTGGACGGATGCGCAAAAGCGCACGAGCATCCGCAACGCGATTTCGGTGCAGAAAATCAAGGGCACCATTGGCGCGGTGCGCCTTGCGCTGAGCTCGATCGGCATGGTCGCGCAAGTGGTCGAGTGGCACCTCAAGCAGCCGCCGGGCGATCCGTTCACCTATCGCTTGCTGCTGGAGGCTGGCGCCAACGCCGCGACCCTCGAGGCGATCGAGACTGCGGTCGCGATCGTGGACCAGACCAAGTCGCTGCGCTCGCACCTCGAGCTGATCGAGGTCAGCGCCGGGACCCTCGCGGGCCCATATGCGGCTGCTTGGTCCGGCGTGGGGACGGAGATCACCGTCGCCTACCAGCCGCCAGACTGACGGCATAATTTCCCAAATCTGAATCGGAGAGACGCATGTCCTTTGCCACAATTCACACAACGGCCGGGCTTCTGGCGCTCGTTCAATCTCAAGCGCTGGGCATGCCGATTAATCTGACCGAGATGTCGGTCGGCGATGGCTTGGGTGTCGCGGTCACACCGGACCCTGATCAGACCGGGCTGGTGCGCGAGCGGTTCCGCGCCGTCATCAATCGGATCTACAAGCCCGACCCATCGGGCCGCCCGAACGCCTACGCCGCAGAGCTGGTGATCCCGGCGGCGGAGGGCGGGTTCACCCTGCGCGAGGTCGGCTTGTTCGACGCGAACGGGACGCTGTTCGTTGTGGGAAGCCTGCCCGAAACCTACAAGCCGGTGGCGAACGAAGGCGCATTCGCTGACACCGTGGTGCGGGTCGAGTTCGAGGTGTCGAACGCGGCCGTCATCACCTTGGTCGTGGATCCCAATGTCTCGATCGCGACGCAGACATGGGTGGCGAACAATGCAAACGCCTGCTCCATCATTCCCGGCGGCACCACCGGGCAGGTTCTGCGCAAGGCGACCAACGGCTGCGGCGACACCGAGTGGGCGGATCCGACCGATGTGAACGTGACCGTCTCCACCATTGAGGAATTTCAGACGCTTGCCACGGGGCAGACGCAGGTCGATCTGGTGATCGTCAACACCGCCGGGCTCGCGGTTTATATCGACGGGCTGCGCTTGCCGCTCAAGGCGGGCGCTGATGGATGGCAGCCCGATGGCTCGATCTCGAGCCGCATGCATCTCGGACAGGCCTATGACGGCTCCGAGATCATCGCGGTGCAGAACGAGCCGGCTTCCGATCTGCCCGATGCGCTCCTGCAGGCGCAAAATCTTGCGGACGTCCTGGACAAGGCGCTGGGGCGCGCAAATTTGGGCGTGCTGTCGATCGAGGCGACCAAGCAGCGGACCCCGGCGGGCGCGCTGATGGACTTCGCCATGTCGGCGGTGCCCACGGGGTGGTTGAGGTGCAACGGCGCCACGATCGGGCGCGCGGCCTATGCGGAGCTGTTCGCCGCGATCGGGACGGCCTGGGGTGTGGGTGATGGCTCGCTGACCTTCAACCTGCCTGATCTGCGCGGCGAGTTCCGGCGGGGATGGGATGACGGGCGCGGCGTGGATCCAAATCGGGCCTTTAGCAGCTCTCAATCGGACGCGTTTAGCTCGCACACCCATTTGGTCAAGGAGGGCACGGTCAACCCCAATATGTCAGGTATACAGAACATCTTGGCTTCGGGCGACGACTACACCCGAACCGTCGATCATTACTCAAAAACCATTTCCACCGGCGGGGCCGAAACTCGCCCGCGCAACGTCGCAGTGCTGAGCTGCATAAAATTCTGAATAATCTGCATCAAATTCTGTAAATCTGCATCAAATTCTGAGGGGTGGCTGCGGTGATCGCCTATCAACACGACCATGCGGGCTTCTATGTCGGCTCGATCGATGCCGAGCCTTCGCCGCTCGAGCCGGGCCTGTTCCTGCTCCCGGCGCGCTGCGTGACCGTCGCGCCGCCGGTCGTGGTGCCCGAGGGGATGGCGGCGCGCTGGAGCGGCGCGGCGTGGGCTGTCGTGCGCGAGCCGACGCAGCCCGACCCTGTCGCCAAGCTGCAGGCGTTCCTCGAGGAAAACCCTGACGTCGCCGCGCTGATCGGCTGAGCGGGAAATCCGCCAGAGGATCGCCGCGCGCGCGCCTTGCATGATCCTCGCGAATTCTGATTTTGATGAGCGAGGGCGCGATGACCGAAACCTTCCTGCATGGCGTTCAGGTCCTTGAGATCGACGCGGGGCCACGTCCGATCCGGACCGTGCGCTCCGGTGTGATCGGCATCGTCGGCACGGCGCCCGACGCGGACCCAGCGCTGTTCCCTTTCAACGTGCCGGTGCTGATCGCTGGATCGCGCCTCGAGGCCGCCGGCTTGGATACGGTCGGCGACGGCGAGGGCACGCTGCCCGGCGCGCTCGACGGCATCATGGACCAGATCGGCGCCGTGGTGATCGTGGTGCGCATCGAGGCCGGCGCGGACGAGGCCGCCACGCTGGTGAACGTGGTGGGAGGCGTGGCTGCCGGCACGGGAACCTATGAGGGCGTGCAGGCGCTGCTGGGCGCCGAGAGCGTGGTCGGCTTCGCGCCGCGGATCCTCTGCGCGCCGGGCTGGACCCACCAGCGCCCTGAAGGTGCGGCCAACCCTGTCGTGTCCGAGCTGCTGGGCATCGCCGAGCGGCTGCGCGCGGTGATCATCGCCGATGGGCCCAACACCACCGACGCAGATGCGATCACCTACGCCGGGGACTTCGGCTCCGATCGGGTCTATTTGGTGGACCCATGGGTGAAGATCTTCAACGCCGCCGGCGAGGTTGTGTCGGAGCCGGGATCCGCGCGGGTCGCGGGCCTGATCGCGAAATCCGACAACGATCGCGGCTTCTGGTGGTCGCCATCGAACCAGGTCATCAACGGCATCGTGGGCACCACCCGCGCCGTCGATTTCAAGCTGGGGGATGCAAATTCGCGCGCCAACCTGTTGAACGAGGCGCGCGTCGCGACGATCATCCGCCAGGACGGGTTCCGCCTCTGGGGCAACCGCTCCCTGACGGCCGACTCAAAGTGGACGTTCCTGTCGGTGCGGCGCACCGCGGACCTGATCAATGAAAGCCTGCAGCGCGCGCATCTCTGGGCGGTCGATCGGAACATCACCCGCACCTATGTCCAGGACGTGACCGAGGGCGTGAACGCCTACCTGCGCACGCTCAAGGCTCTGGGCGCCATCCTTGGCGGCGAGTGCTGGCCCGATCCGGACCTGAACACGCCCGCGAACGTGGCGCTGGGCAAGGTCTATTTCAACTTCGACTTCACCCCGCCCTATCCGGCCGAGCACATCACGTTCCGCTCGCATCTGGTCAATACGTATATCTCGGAGGTGTTTGCCTGATGGCCGCTCGCGACGTTCTCAAAAACTTCTCGCTCACCTTCGACGGGCGTGGATATGCCGGGCAGGTGACCGAATACAACGCGCCCGATCTGACCATCGTCACCGAGGATTATCGCGCGGGCGGCATGGACGCGCCGCTCGCGCTCGAGATGGGCATGGAGGCGCTGACCTGCAGCTTCGTGCTGATCTCCTACGATGCCGATGTGCTGTCCTATTGGGGCTTGGCGCCTGGGCAGGCGGTTCCGCTCACGGCGCGCGGTGCGATCGAGGGCTATCACGGAACGGTCAAGGCGGTCGTGCATTCGATGCGCGGAAAGATCACCGCGGTCGCGCGCGGGACCTGGGGCTCCGGGCAAGCCGCAAGCCTTACGATCACGATGGCGCTCGATTACTATGCCGAAACGATCGACGGCGTTTCGATCTGCGAGATCGATATCGAGAACATGATCCGCGTGATCGGCGGGGTGGATCGCCTGGCGGCTGTTCGCGCCGCGCTGGGCCTGTGAGGGAGCGGCCATGACCGATCGCGCGCCCTACCTCACCGAGAACGCGGATGGCAGCGTCACCGTGCAGCTGCGCCGCCCGCTGAACGTCGCGGGGGTCGACATGCCTTCGCTGACCATGCGCGAGCCGACCGTCGCCGATCAGCTTTCGGTCGCCAAGAAGGCAACCGACGCGGAGCGCGAGGTCGCGTTGCTCGCCAACATCTGCGAGGTGGCGCCGGCGGATATCGGTCGGCTCACCATGCGCGACTACGGCCGGCTGCAGGAAGCATACCGGGATTTTCTCATCTGAGCTCAAGGGACTTGCGCACGGGCGTGCTCGCGCTCGCGCGCCACACCGGCTGGCCTTGGGCCGACATCGCGGTGATGTCGATCAGCCGCTTCATCTTTTGGCTCGAGGGTCTGCCTGATGGCCGGTAATCAGCGCCTCGGCGCAACCATCACGATCGGCTCGGTCCTCAGCTCGGCCGTGGGCCGCCACCTCGGCTCCATCTCCGGAGGGCTCGCGCGGATCGGCGCGGAGATGAGCGAGGTCCGCAAGCGGCAGCGCGAGCTCGCGCGGCAGCGCCGCGTGCTCGAACGCGAGGGCCGCAGCGTCGAAGAGCTCGACCGTGAATATGCGGAGCTTGAGCGGCGGCTGCGCGAGCTCACTCGCCAGCAGGAGAGATATCGGCGCGCCCAAGAGGCAAGCGTCCGGGTCGGCGCTACCTACGGCCGCATGGTGCGGCAGGTCGGCGGGTTCGCGCGGCGTGCCGCTGAAGGATTTGTCGTTCTGGGCGGTGCAATTGTTGGCGTGACGACTGCGGTCGCCAGTCAGACCGAAGAGCTCAATCGCAACGCGAAGCGCTTGGGCGTCTCGACCGAGTTCCTGTCGCAGATGCAGTTCGCCGCGGGCAAGTTCGGGGTCAAGAACGATGCTCTGGTCGACG